CACCAAATGTTGCTGGACCACTAAATGTAGCTGTTTTACCACCTGCTACTGTTACATTCTCATTAAATGTAGCAGTGCCACCAAATGTTGCAGTTTTACCACCTGCTACTGTTACATTCTCATTAAATGTAGCAGCGCCATTAAATGTTGCATTTTGATTTGCTGGAACTGTAACACCCGCATTAAATGTTGCTGGTCCATCAAATCTTGAACCACCAATTACATTTAAACTACCAGTTGTAATACCAGCAAATGTTGAACCACCCGTTACATTTAAACTACCAGTTGTAATACCAGCAAATGTTGAACCACCCGTTACATTTAAACTACCAGTTGTAATACCAGTGTTAAATATAGCTGGTCCACCAAATGTTGCTGTTTGATTTGCTGGAACTGTAACACCCGCATTAAAAGTCGTGGCACTACGAAATGTAGCAGCGCCACCAAATGTTGAACCACCCGTTACATTTAAACTACCAGTTGTAATACCACCATTTACATTTAAACTACCAGTTGTAACACTCGCATTAAATCTTGCTGGTCCACCAAATGTTGCTGTTTGATTTGCTGGAACTGTAACACCTGCATTAAATGTTGCTTGTCCATCAAATCTTGAACCACCAGTTACATTTAAACTACCAGTTGTAATACCAGTATTAAATGTTACAGGTCCACTAAATGTTGACCCGTCAGTAATTCCTGTGGCATCTATTCCGCCTGTTATTTGCATTGGTCCACCTACTTTTAATTGATATTTATCAGTTGGCGCCGCACTTGTACCTAAAGTATCTACGTTTGGACCAATTGCAACTTTATTATTTACAAGTAAATCATCTGCAATTCGTACTCTTCGTGGTTGACGTTCATTGGCTGTAGCACCAGCGCGTGTAAATGATTTTGCAGCACCACGAATTTCTAACATTGTATTTTTAGCATTTTGAAATTGATCCGTAACATTGCTATTAAGTAATTCTATTTGAGAATCTGTTGATTGTAATTTTTGAGATTGAACTTGATATGGTTTAGCAGCTGCTTGTGTAGATGTTTCAAATATAGACTGAGTTGAAGTAGTCTCTAATGGTCCGATTTGTAGATTCGCAGTTTGAAATTTTGTAGTTGTTTTTGGTAAACTATTTACTATAACACTTCTATATATTTCATCACTTGCTAATTTACCTGAAACTGCTTCTACCAAAGAATTGCGACCACCAAGATTTGCATCACTAAACATATTACTTGTTAGCGTTTGATAAAATTGATTTGATGTATTTGCATCATATCCTGTAGTACCAGGTTTTGTTAATACATTAGATACACCTGTATGTATTTCTGATCTATCACGTAAATTATTTGATACATTTGATGCAAATGCTGTACTACTAGCTAATTGATTTGATATTTGAGTTGTAGCTGTAGCAGAAATATTAATAGGTGTAGCATTAATTCTACTTGTAATAGCATTGTCTAAATAAAAAGGGGTTACAAGTTTTGCAGTTGATGTTTTTTCAGCTGGATCTTTAGAATCAGTTTTAGCTGTAATTTGATTAAACCACGTATTATTTAAATAAAATGGTGTAACAAAATGCGAAGTAGAAACCGATGATGTATTTGCATTTGCAACTTTATCTTCGTTTAAATATTTCATTGTAACAAAACTATTCTCACTAAATGCATTACTTCCAGATGTAACAGGTTTTAATGAATCTAGTTTATCACTTACCCACTTTGCTGTTGTAAATTTATTATCTACAATACTATCTAATGCATTATTATTTGCTTTACTGACTGTTAAATTTTTAATTTTTTCATTAATCCATTGTGCAGTTGTAAATTTATCATCAGCGTTACTTTGTGTATTTGAATCATTACTTACACTGACAGTCAAATTTGCTTTTTGTTCAGCTAATTTTGCATTTGTCCATTTCGGGGTTGCAAATTTATCATCACTATTGTCATTTGCAGCACCTACAGTCCATTCTGTTTTCAAATTTCTTTTTTGTTCAGCTAATTTCGTATTCGTCCATTTTGGTGTTGTAAATTTATCATTAGCGTCACTTGTCAAGTCAGTATCACTAACCGTCCAATTTGTTTTTTGTTGAGCTAACTTTGCATTTGTCCATGCCGATGTGGCAAATTTATCACTTGAATTATCGTGTGCTGCAGTTACAGTCCATTCTGTTTTTAAATTTGTTTTTTGTTGAGCTAATTTTGCGTTTGTCCACGCCGGTGTTGCAAATTTATCATCTGCTACATTTGAAAGTAATTCGTCATTTGCAGCACTGACCGTCCAACTGGTTTTACGATCATTTACAAACTTTGGTGTAACGAATTTTGAGTCATTAGTATCAAGTTCTTGTGATGTTGATTTATTTGCGTTATATCTATCGGTCCAATATAAAGGTGTAACAAAAGTCTTATTATCACTTGTATTTGCTTCAGTATATACAGCTGCGGCTTGTAAAAGTTCATCCTTTTTAACTACATTTGCTAAATCTGTATTTTTTGCATAAATTTGATCTAATCCTTGTTGAATTTGTGATTGTATTTCTGTTTTTGTAGTTGATAAGTCAGTTGTTTTCAAATAACTTTGTAATTGACTTGTTAATTGAGTAGTAACTTCTTCTTTTGTGGCATACCGAGATAAATCTGGCGCCGAAATAGCCTGACCCATTTTTAATTTATATAAATAAAAAAATAATTTAATAACATTATATTAAATTAATTAAATTGAATTGAATTGATCAATATATTGTTGGTACTGTTCTGATAATATCGCATACAAATATTTGATTTGTTCAGGATCCTTTTCATTGGCTATTTTCATTGATATTTCTTTTTGGAAACCTGTAAAATCTTTTACTAAAGTATTTCGTTTTTCTTCTTTTTCTCTTTCTTGTTCAATTGCACTTTCTACATTTTCATATTGTTCGTACATTTTAAATAACATATCAGTAATGTATAACAATATAACTATTAATATTATTTTTTCATACATTTCTATTATTATCTATTATATAATAATATAAAAATTTTATAAATTTGTTATTTCATCAAAATATTTCATTAATTCTTTTGATATAAAATTCCAACTATAATTATTTTCAATATATTCCCTCATATTTTCATATTTTTTATTTAAATCATCTCTATTTTGATTCCATTTATTTTTCATTTCTACTTCCTTTGATTTTATCAAATTAATTATTTCTTCAATTGATATAACATTTTGTTTTATTAAATTATCATCTTGAACAACTTCTGAATTTACATAATATATAAAATTATCACCATTGTTTTTATATATTCCTTCCATCATTTCTTTTGTACTTCCAGTTCTTGGCACTAATAGATTACAACCAGCAGTTACAGATTCAAGTGCAGTTAAATTAAATCCCTCTGCTAAATATGGTGATACATATAAATCACATGCATTCATTAAATTATTAATTGTATCATACGACATTGTTTTATCACAAAATATAATATGATTTTCTAATAAATTTTTAGCATCTTCCATTGTAATTGCTTTATTTTGAATAAATTCATTAAAATAATGTTCCAAAAATAAATTGGACTGATATAAATCACCAGTTCCTTTCAATAGTAATTTAAAATGTAATTTCTTTTCTATATTAACTAATGTATGTAATGTTAATAATATATGTATTATACCCTTGTTTCTTGTCATTGCACCTATGTTCATTAATAAAAAATCACTTTCTTTTATACCATAAAATTCTCTAACCTTATTTCTGATATCCTGTGATTTTCTATAAAAAACACTTAAATCTACACCATTTGGTATTAATTTATTTCTATCGTGTTCAATTTTAAAATTTCGTAATCCATCAACAGACCATTCCGATGGACCAGTAAAAAACAAATTCTTATTATTATGTAAATAACTTGCTAATTTTTCATTTGTTGTTATATTTAATTCCGGCGGTGTTGTAAAATATTCTGGTGTTAAAAATCCAAATTCACTTGTATAATATACGCATTTTTTCAATTCCTTTTCACCATCATGTTCCTTTAAAATATTGTAAGGATATGTAATATTATAAATAAGATCAATTTTTTCACCTTTCCACTTTTTTAAATTACTCAATATATTTGTATATTCATCACTAAAAAATTTTTTTTTACTATTATTCCATTCTTGTCTATAATAAGGCATTTCTTCAACATATATATCTAATTCATCTTTAAAATTTTTGTATAAATGAACAAGCTGATAACCATTTACAATAGAATAACTATGAGGAATTTCAGTCCATCCTTTAACTAAAAGTTTTAACTTGTTCATTTTGGATATTTTGTAAGAAAAATTCTTTTTAAATACATTTATTTTAAAAATAAATTTAAAAATTGAAATTAATAATAAATACTTCAAGATCAATGAATTTAATTAATAAATATATACCAACAACACAAAAATCATTATTTCATAAAGATATATGTTCTCATATAAGAAAATGGATAACTGGTCTAATAGAATCAGATTCCTCTGATAAAAAAAAAATTTTATTTATTTATGGCCCAGTTGGTTGTGGAAAAACTGCAAGTATGAACATTTTATTAAAGCCATTTGATATAATTAATATAGATACAAATGAATTAAGAAACGAAAAATCATCAGACGTTATAAATTGTATAGTTGGCTTTAATGATATAAGATTAAGTAATATAGAAAAATGGAATCATTCAAATAAAAAAAACAAACCAAATATTGTATTAATAGACAATATAGAATTGTGTGAAAAAAATATAGGAAGTTTTGTTGAAAATATTCATAACAAAAATAATATAAATGTTCCTATAGTACTTGTATGTAATAATCCAAAGTTTAAAAATATATTTTCTAGTTCTAAAAATTGTACTTTTATTGAATTTAATAAACCAAGTTTATCAGAATTAACAAAACTTATATTAGATATTAATACAGCAGAAAAACTCAGTCTTACAAAAGAAAATGTTAAACAATTAATTGATAAATCACAATTTGATATTCGTCAAACATTTTATTTATTAGATCAATGGAAATTGCATCCATATAATTTTAATGAGTTTTTGGAATCTGTAGATAACAAACACGCAGATATAGATTTAAGCGATAAACTTATTTATCTGTGTGATAATACAAAAACTTATGATTTAGATAATATTTTTAAAATAAGTACATCAGAACCTATTGCTTTATCAAATGGTATCTTTCAAAATTATTCAAATATTATTGATTATTATGACACAATTAGTAACGAAGTAGACAACGAAGTATACAACGAAGTAGACAACGAAGTAGACAATGAAGTGGACAATGAAGTGGACAATGAAGTAGACAATACAATTGAAATAACAAAACACGAAATTAAAAAAGATAATAATTTAGATACATGTATGGAAATTTTGGATAGTATTTCATTAGGAAATACATTTTATACAAAAGTTGTAGAAGAACAATATTGGGATTTATATGATACATTTACAATAAATAGCTGTGTTATACCAAGTTATAAATTAAAAAATTACAATAAAAAGAGGAAAATAAGCAATATAGATATACAAACAAATGAAAAAGAACTTTTTTATAAAATGAATAGTTTTAAAGATGTATCATACAATTATTTAAATTCGTGGAATGAAGTAAAAGATGCATCTTTACAAAATATGTTTTCTAAAAAATTATATACGTCTTCAAATGTATATGACAATGCTTACACGACAAATTCTAAATTTGATTTTTATTTTGAATTTATAAGATTATGTATCTCACAAATTAAGATTATAAATGATAATTTTGAAAAAAATAAAAAAGGTAAAAATACAACAAAATCTGAAAAAATGACTTTATGTAAATCACTTTCTGGTGAAAGTAAAAAAGCATTAGATTTTTTAGTGGAAAAAATATATACTTATAAATTTTTTGAAGTAGCTATCGATGACATTTTATTAAATAAAAAGAAATATTTGGTTAAACCAGATAAACAAAATGAAAATTCAAGTGAAAATAAAAAATCAAAATCTAAAAGTTCTACAAATAAAAAGCTTGAAGAAATATATGAAAATGCAGATTTTAATGACGAAGAAATAATAAAAGATATTAATAAAATAGATATAAGACTCTTTAAACGATTATTAAATATATTTTCATTAAATGATGGATCTAAATTATTAAAATCACACGTTGAAATGGCTATTAAATATGAAATTTTTAATTTACTTTTAAAAGATATAAATATACAAAAAGAATCATTCAAAAAAGCAACGGTAGATTCATTTGTACAAGACCTAAGTGAAATCTGGAATATTTAATTAAATAAACGATTTTTAATTAATATAATTTGTAATTAATTATATTAAAAGTAAAAATTTAAAAGTTCAAGTCTAAATTTAGGTTTAACATACCTTCTTTTGCACAATTTTGTTCACATTGATTTACTTTTCTACCATGCCCTATACCTAATATATATTTATCTCGATTATACAATTCAAATAAATCCATATAAATTTGTGGGTTATTTATTTTATAATGATCAAATATTCGTTTTGTATAATTAATAATTTTTTCCTGAATATCTTTATCCATTTGTAATAAATCATTTTTGTTTATCGTAACAATTTTAGTAAAAACTTTTCTATACAATGGATTTTCTTCGTTTATAGAGATGTACACTGGGTTCGACTCAAATTTCTTTTGTTGAAAAAAGCGTTGTATAGAATCCTTGAAGTTATCATTCTTAGATATAATTTCCGCAAAATCTATAATATTTTCTATTACAGAAACAATAAAACGATCTGCATAAATATATCCTTTTGGCCCAAAATCTTCTAAAATAGACCCTATAAATGCTTCAAAAGAATCTTCATAATAACTACCAGTGTCACGCCCTCTTGAAATATCCAATAATGTTTGATTTTCAACTTGTAATGATAATAATATAAATTTTCTAAAACCAAGTGTTACACCTAATTTATGCAATGTTGAACATTTTTCAATTTTAATTTTTAATATGGTTAAAAACCCTTCTCTTTCTTCATTAAATCTATTATATAAATATCGTCCTAAACTTGCTTTCAACATATGATCTCCAAGAAATTCTAATCTTTCATTGGATTCTGTTGGAATATAATTTATATACATATTATTAGATGACAAGTTATTATTTAAACAAGCATTTTGAACAGCTTGATAATAACTTTCATGAACAAATGCCCTCTGATAAAAATCTAAATTGTTAATTTTTAAACGTTCATTATTATCTCCTATATTTTCAAAATAATTCAAAATATTCTCTACTTCTTCCTTTGTTATTAAACGATTGTTTGGATTATCCATTAAATAATTGTATCTTACAAATATTTATTTTTAAATTCAATTTTTAATTAATTATAGTAATTCTTCGTCATAAACAAATGAGGGGTATTTACATTTCATTTAATAAATATTTTATAATGTTTATAAAATACACATTTATGAAAATTTTTTATTTTTTTTATTTCTTATTTTTATTAAATTATGCTTTTGGTTCAGCCTTCTTAGGAAAATGTGGTGAAAGATATTTTTGAAGACGAAGGTAAGTATAGACAAGTGCTGAACTCTCGTCTTCCGGGTTCTTACGTTCAAGTGGTTCTCCAAAAAGCTTCTTTAAAGTGGCATCTGGAAGAATTTCACGACGATATTCTGGATTTTGAAGATCCTTCTCCTTGATGTAAGTAGTAATATACTTGGTTACATCAGTTCTTGCAATTGGATCACCCTTCTTTACACCAAATTGGCTCAAAAAGGAATATAGTTGATCAGATACAACTACTGGTGATGCGAATCCTGATGGCTTTCTAGGATTGCTTTCATCACGCTGAGACTTTTTTTTTTTACTCTTCTTTGATGCATCCTTTAAAGCATGCTCGTGATCACGTTGCATCTTACGAAGTTCCTGAACTTCTCTCTTAAGTTCACTCATTAGATCTAACTTGCTCTTGATAAGCTTGTCAAAACGTTGTCTCATTGTTTCACCTTCAGTTACTTCACTAGCAGGTGCATCGGTTGCAACAGTCTCGGCAACAGTGGTTTCCGGAACAGTTTCGGCAACAGTAGTTTCTGGAAGGGGTTCTTCAACTTCCTTGGTTTTCTTTGCCTTAACAGTCTTTGCTTTAACAACAGTGTTCTTTGATGAAGTGAGTTTGCTCATTTGGTTTGTTTTAATTTAGTATTAGGAAAAAATTTATTAAATTATACGCACTTGTACAATAATTAGTATAAATTATCGTTTAAAATCATTTTTTTTTTGATTATAAAAAAAGAATGAAAATATTTATTTTGTTAATTATTAGTTATTAAATTATTTATTGTTTCTCTTCTGGAGCTGGAGCAGCTGGAGCGGCAGTGAAAGTTCCATAGAATGACATAAATACAACATAAGCAGCATAAATACCTGCAGCACCTACAGCCATTTTAACATAGTTTCCAATGTTAGCACCTGTTAATTGATTAACAAAGTCCATATTGTAAGTTGCAATCGCACCCCAGTTAAGAGCACCTGCAATAAGAAGTATTTGTGCAACAAAAGTTAACATTTCCTGATTAAACATCATTTTAGTATTATTTTTATACTAATGTTCAATAAAAAAATAAAATCAAAAAAAATAAAATAACAATAAAATTAAAAATTAAAAATTAAAAATTAATTTAACAAAAGCTTCATTCATTGTTTTGAAAAATATTTTACTTTGCCATAAAAATTCTTTGTTTATTAAATCTACAAAAATCTCATCTTGATAACTTTCTTTTATCTGAATACTATCTGTTTTAAAAATTCTTTCTAATTTGTTTTTTATATTTTCATCAATTTCACTCATTATTTTATATAAAGATTCTTTTGGTAATACCATAAGTAATTGTTCATATGGTCTTAAACTATCTGATTTATTTAAATTGTTTGTATTTTCTATATATTTTTCTATGTCTATTTTATTATTAACTAAATATGTAAAAATATCACTTGCATAAGGGACACCGTCGTATTCATAAAACCAACTCCAATTGTCATGTATATGATTATTATAATATCCCAAAATCCAATATAATCCTTCTATATATTTAAAACAAGCATTTTCAATTTCATTATATATTCCATAATACATGTAATATCTTTTTTTATAATTTACTTCATTATATTTTATCATGTCTGATAAATTAAATGTCATTTTTATATTTTTTTTAGAAATACTGTAATTATTCTTTATTTGCAATACTTTACTGTTACTATGAGTGTTGTCATTAGTGTTGTCATTAGTATTGTCATTAGTATTGTCATTAGTATTGTCATTAGTATTGTCATTAGTATTGTCATTAGTATTGTCATTAGTATTGTTATTAGTATTATCATTAGTATTGTTATTAGTATTGTCATTAGTATTGTTATTAGTATTGTCATTAGTATTTTTATTTTCTTCAACAGTGTTTAGTTCATTTAAAATATGAATCTCTTTAAAAGTTTTTTCATTTGAATATAATATATTTTTTAAAAAATACTCTTCATTATTTTGTATTTCATAAAATAAATCAACAAGTATTTGTAAATTTATAGATTTTTTCCATGTCTCTATATTTTCTAAATATTTTACATTAATTATACTTTGATCATTTTTTGATATTGCTTTAATATAACAGTGTAGTAAAAAATGTAATCCATTTTTTTTAATTACTAAAGAAGGTATATGTTCTAAAAAATCATTGCCTAATAAAAAACATATGAAGATATAATCCGTTATAATTTCAGTATCTGATAATTTACAATTTTTATAAATACTTCTTACTTCTTTGCATATACCTATTTCTAATGATTTAATTTTTATATATGTAAAATTTATGTCTGCATTACTATTTTTTCCAAAAGAATTGTCTCTTAATAATACAATAGAAATATTTTCATAACGTTTATTTATACTTTGATGTTTTAATAAACTCAACATTATAAGATCCGCATCAAGTCCATATATACAAATATTTTTAATTTTCTCTTCTTTTTCTTTTATATTTTTATCAATAACTTTCATCATTTTATGTTCGCCTTCGCCTTTTTCAGAACTATCAGATATATAAATTTCTGTTATACTATTTAATGTTAATTCATTTTTCAAAATAATTAAAGCGTCATTTAATTTATTCATAAATTTTGTACCAGGTGTAATTTTATTAGAATCCCACTTCTTTTCGTGTGTTGTAAATAATAATGATTTATATCGCCTTTCCCTTTGTTGATTAATTTTACCCCTTGGAGCAACACCATCAATCATTATATATGTATATTTTGGCTTTAATATATCAATAATATATCTTGTATATAATATAACATCTTTTATAATACAAGATTCTAATAATTCAGTATTAGAAAAGTCAAAATTATCATCTAACAATTCAATAGTTTTTTGTGAACAAGGATGAATCAAACTGTTATAATCAAAAAATAGATAATCTATATTTGTTTTTTGAATTTCAGTCTGTGATACACTCAAATGTTCCTCTTTTTCATATTTTTTATATATTTGATAGAAAAAATAAGGAACACCCATTAAAATAAATATAATATAAATTAATTTCAATTTTTAAGAAATTATTCAATATAACTTTGATATTCTAATAAACATTTCATATTTTCATTAAATATAAAGCCTTGCTTATTTAATAATTTTCTATAAAAATTTAAATTGTGTTGATATTCTTCTTGATCCTTTTTTTCATTTTCTTCATTCAATTCTTCATTGTCTTCTTCATCGAATTCTTCTTTGTGTTCATCGTCTCCCAAAAATGTATTTTTTTCAGAAATTTTATTATTTTTAATACTAATCTCGGGTTCATTTTCAAGGTCTGCGTCAATACCAATTTCATTATCAAAACCAGGATCAATTTCAATGTCTGGATCAATTTCATTTTCAATGTCAATTTCAAGGTCAATGACTGGTTCTAAGTCTGGATCATTGTCAGGACCTGCTTCTAAATCATTTTCTTGTTCAATATCATTATCTATTTCAATTTCGCCACCGCCATCACTAATATCATCTTCGTAATCGTCTTTTTCAATTTCTATATACTTTGTTTTAGATGTTTTTATTCTTGTTAAAATTCTATGATAAACCGAATTCTTTGGATATTTATTAAGTCGTTTAATATATTCTTTCATTAATATATCAGGATCTACTTCATTTTCCTTTTTGACATGTTTCTTTTTTATTCTAATTTGTATTTCTGTTTGAATATCATTTAATATCAAACTATTAATATAATTTTCAAGTTTTTCTCTTTTTGTTTTGTTTAAATTTGTTTCAATTAAATGCGTATAATAATTAATTAAATCATCTCTTTTTTTATCCATTTGTTTAATAATATCTCTATTGCATTCTATTAATTCAATACATTTTGATAGTTTATAAAAAATATCATCTTCTAAATTATTTAAATTGAAGAAATATCCATATGAATTTCTAGAATAATCAATATTATTATTTTTCAAAATTTTTAATATATGAAATTTTTCCTTTAGTGTGAACTTGTTTATACTGTTAATCAACGTCTTTATACAATTTATTTTTGTATAATTTGTTTTTTGTACAACA